CCTGACGAGTGGCGCCGAGCTTGGTGTAGGAGACCGCGACGGCTTCCTGATGAATCTCGAGGACGTTGGAGGCTGAGAAGCGGGCGCGCGCTTCGAGAGCGGTTGCGTCGGCGCCTTCGGTGCGCTGACGAGTAGCATCAGCGTCACGCAGATCGTAGCCTTCCCACGTAAAAACGGTGGAGCCGACGGATTCGCCGCCGGTCAAGCCGCCGATCGCGGAAAGCAGAGGCGTGTCCTCGGGAGAAGCCGAGAACAACTCGCCGACGTAATTCGGGCAATTGTAAGTGGTTGCCATTTCGGAAATAGTTGCCATGAAAGGAACTCCTTAAAGAGAGAAGTGTGTTGATGGGATGGTTAGGAGCGTCCCAATTGAGCGAGTTTGATGGCCTTGAGCCGGGACGATTCCTTGAAATCTCCGGCCTTCTGCGCGGCAAGAATCTGATCGTCAATCGACAGATTCGCCGGGCGCGCGGGGAAAGCCCCCGCGCCGGAGTCTGAGAGCTTCGGAACCACAGGCACTGCCGCTTCTCCGCGCCACTCGGCGAGGCGCTTCGCGTACTCTGCGATCTCCTCGTCTGTATCTCCGCGGATCAGATCCGCCGGGACGCCATATTCAGTGGCGGCTGCTGCGATCTTTTCCGCGCGCTCAGCGGCACGTTGGCGTTCAGCGACTTCAGTGCGGAGGCCCACGATCGTCGCGTCCTTATCGGAGATCGCAGCCATCAAAGACTCGACCTGCTTTCGGTCTGCCTTGGCGCGGCGTTCCCACTGTCGGGCGTGTGCTTTCCAGTCTTCGGGAGACTCGGCATCCGGTGCCGGTGCTTCTGCCTTGGCCTCGGCCTCCGGCTTTGCGGCTTCCTGGGAGCCAGTATCCTGCGCGGTTTCAGTAGCGTCGGATGCTGCCTGCGCAGTCTCTTCCGCCTTTTCATCTGCAGGCCCTTGGGCTGTGGTTCCTACGAACATTTTTCGGTTTCCTTCCATGCGGATGGGGTATAAGAAAACCCGCATCTATGCAGGTGCGGGGTGGTATGCGAAAACCCCACTCGCACGTCGCGGTGGGGTTTATCTGTTTACTGAGACAGCGCGGTCACGCTGTTGATTTTTGCTTGAGCGCGAGGACTTCGACGTAAAGTCGCGATGCAGTGTGGTTGACTTCTCGCAGTTTCATTTTCGTGCTTTCCCGGTAGGCGACTCAATTAGCACTCCGGTTACTCGCCCCTCGATCACGACGCGACGAATGTCTTCGTACACTCCGTGCTCGCGCAAAATCGTATCTGCTATCTGCATGATATTCTTTCCCGCCCAGCTTCGCGGGAATCCGGTATCCTGCGTGGATTCAGTGGCTGGAGCTGCCTGCGCAGTGGTTCCGGTGTTCATTTAGTGGTTTCCTTCCATGCGGAATTGGAATAATCGATTGACCCGCATCTATGCAGACGCGGGGAGAACAGGCGCAGACGCGAGCGCGCGGGCTGCGGTGATGACGCCGCGGGTCTTGCCGATCTCGACCTCGACCTGGACCATGACGTCGTTAACGCGCTTCGTGAGCGTCAGAGTCTTACCGGCTTTCTCGATCGCGGTCGGCTGTAGCCACGCCAGCGTCACGGCTCGATCGATGTCTGTGACTTTCCAGTCTGCGGGGAAAAGCCCCGTGCCGGTTTTGAGCCACGGTTTTGGCTTCGTGCGGATGCCTTCCGGGCCGAGCTTTAGTTTCTTTCCGTCGACTAGATACGTGCCTTTAGAGGAGTCGATGAGGCTGGTTTTGATGCCGTCGTTTGTGGCGTCGGGGAAAAGCGCGCGGATCTGCGCGGCCAGCATATGAGGATCGCTGTCGAATCGCGCGAGCCCCAGATCATATAGGCTCTTGCGCGCCGCCTTATACATGGCCTCAAATTCGCTCGGGTCATACCCGTGGATGATCGGCTTATCCGACCATGAGGGGACGATCTGGCAGTCGCAGTCGGCGTGCGAGCGCGTGAATTGCGCGGTTTCTTCCCTCTTAGAGACGAAGCCTCGGCCAGCCCACATAAGGCACCATGCGCAGGTTGTCGCTCCTGCAGGCACGCGCGCGTATCGCGGTTTCGCGGGATCGTGGCGAGCCGCGTGGAGGCCCGTTTCCCGGGCTGCTGAGGTGACGAGCTGTTTGGCTCGGCGTTGGAGGATCCCAACTGCCGCGAGGCGTCCTCGCTGTGCGATCGCGCTGACAGCCTCCTCGATCACCTTGCTTGTTCGCGAGTAGTCGATCAGTTCGCCGGGCATCTCGGGAGAGTAAGCTTTCTTGATCCCTGCGGCTGCTCGCGCGTCTTCGTACCATTCGAGCGTTGCGCTGGCCGCGAGTTGAGCCTGTTCTTCGACGAGGCGCGGGAATAGCTCGTCGAGCACGTCGCGCAGGGTATCTGGGTCGAGGCCGTCGAGACTTTCCCACAGCTCCCCTACTCGACTAGCAGCGAGGCGTGAGGCGTTGTGGTTTGCGTCTGCGAGCTTCTGGACGTCGAGGAAATCCACAGCGCCTCACCCCTTCTTTACTTGTCTTCGAGGGTCTTCGTATCGGCTTCGGGAAGACGCAGCGAGACCGGGACTGCGCCGGTGAGTTTCACGCCGGGGATGCCGAGGACCTCGAGCGCCGAATTCGGGTCGACCCCGGCTCGGACTGCGACGCCGAGAGCGTCGAAAGCCGATTTAGCTTGCTCGGTGGTCAGTGCCCCCCCCCGAGACTGGAGCAGGAGCCTCGACCGCGGGAGCATCGCTTGTTTGCGCAGGCCGCGAGGACTGCAAGCGCTCGAGGAGGCCCGAGGCCTCAGCCCGCCGCTTATCAGACATGAGGCGCGCGATCTGAGATGAGCTGTAACCAAGCTCCTCGAGGATCACCGGCGAGGATGCGAGCCAGGGCATCGCGGCCACTTGCTTCACGATGGCATCGGATTGGGAGACGATCGACGGATGAGCCGGATCTCCCCAGCGCGTCGCCAGAGTCCGGATACCATCCGGCGCCTCGTCGAGGCCATCGCGGAGCATCACCGCGTGCATATAAATACGGCTCAAGGCACCGTCGTAGACGCGCTGCGCATTCTTGGCCTTGATGACCAACTCCTCTTTGGCCGCGTACAAAGCCTCAGCCGAGGAGGGATTATCCTGCACGACGCCGAGCGAGGAAACAGGCAGGCAGGACACGCCCGCAAGCTCGGTCGCCAAGGCTCGCATTTGCTCGGTGAAAGGCTGAGACGACTGCTGCGGCAAGACAGTGACCTTCGGCCCTTCCGGCTCCTCGCCATTAGAAATGGTCTTGACGGTGCCGAGCTTCCAATCCCACGAACGCAGATCATCGATCAGATCGGAGTCGACGCCGGAGAGGAGGATTCCCGGAGCCGTGAAAAGCTCCGTCGCAAGCTCTTCCCGCAGGACAGTTCGCATCGCGCGCTGCGTGATGCTCATGACGTCTCGGGAGATCCGCGAGCGCCCCAAAGGTCGATCGAGGGATGGCTCGAAAGGCAAAGCCTCCATCATCGGCGCGCCGATGCCGTGTAGCTCGGCATGCACAACCTCCCAATGACCACCCGGGAAGGGAACGAGCACGTAGGTCGAATCAACCGTATATAAGGTCATCCGCGTTGGACGGCCTGCGTCATCGACGTCATCGATCGTCAGACCGTAGGAAAGACGTCGACGGACGCGATCCCACAGGCCCGTCGCCCAATCCGCAGAATGACCTTGGATAATCACGGGAGGCTCTCCCGGCCCTACGCCCTGACGGAGCGTGAGGAAAGCGACGGAGTGCGTGAGACTCGAGGGGATCGTCTGCGCGATCTCGAGATCGAAGCTTGTCTCTGCCAGAAGATCGTTGATCCCGAAAGGATTCTCCTCGCCACCTGCCGCGGTGACGCCGTCCCAGATGAGGAGGTCAGAGAGGCCGAAGACGACCTTGCGAGGCCATCCAATCACTGCGCCGAGCTGCTCGACCATGTCGTCGGGCACCGCAATATTCAGATTGTCGGGACGGACGATCCCATCCAGATAGGCCTGACGCAAGCGGTTTCGAGGTTGTTTGACGCGCCACAGCTCGATCAGCTGGCCGAGTGCTTCAAGCTCGGGTCCCGTGAGCCCTAGCACGTTTGGGGTCTGAAAAGCGACGGGAGTCGCGATCATAAACTTATTCGCTGTCACAAAGCCCTCGCTTTCTTACCGGGTCGTCGTTTCGTTGTCTTGGCTGCTAGGACGGCTGCAGAGGCCGCTTCGAGCGGTGTGTCGTCTCCGTCTGGAGTGGAGGATTCCCACCCCCACGAGCCATCACGCGAACGGATTTTCTTATCGCACACCGCGACGGATGAGTTCAGCGCGTCTTCTGGGTCGCCCTCGGGATGAGTAATCCGCCCATCCCGCAGCCCCTCGAAAAGCAGCGAGCACGACTGGAAATACTCTTTCGTGGTCATGATGTGGACGAGGCGTTTTGAGACGCCTCGGGCCTCGAGAGCATCCGCGAGCGCGAGTGCTCCTGAGCCGCCGACGAGATTGATTTGCGCCGCGCGGTCTTTACGATCGGCCAGCCACGAGGCCACAGCCGAGACGCCGTCATCGGTCGCCCCGGTAAACGTATCGATCACATTGATATGGAATTTCGTATCCAAGCCCTTGCCGGTCTTAAGCGCGCCTGCGAGGGCCTGTCGCTTGCCGTCCGCGCTGAAAGCAACCGCGAAACTGCGGATGCCGTCGGCTGGAGCGTCGGCGGTTGACGCTGTCCATGTCGTCGGGTCGATCGCTCGAGAAGCTCCAGCGTGTGCAGGCCACATCCCCAAACGCTCGCGAGCGAAGCCCTCATCGGAGAGCGTTTGCCGCTCTAGCTCGATGAAAGCCTTCTTAATACGGCCAGCGACGAAGCCGGGATTAGTTGCTTTCCACAGCTCGACGTCGTCGAGGTTGACCGGCGCGTCTGGGTCTGGACTCCATTCATGCCAGCAGAGCGCTCCGGGATGGTCCGAGAGTGCTTGGTCGCGGATTCGCGCGAAAATCGCGCCGTTTGCATTCGGCCCGGGCACGGTACCCGTGTAGATGACCTGTGAATTTCCGAGGTGGCCTGCAGAGCCGGTCGACGTCAAAGCTTCAAGAGCGTCTTCCGTCAGTTCCTGCGCCTCGTCTAAGACGATGAGGTCGGCAGTAAAACCACGGCCAGACGACTTGGAGCGCGCGATGACTCGCAGCGAGCCTCCGTGCCAGCCCTTCTCAGGGTCGCTCTTGAGGATGATAGCCTCTTGTCCGTTGACGTTGCGGACCTGCTCGACCATCGCATTAAGCTCCGGATAGCGAGCGTTCTCATCGTTGGCTTTGACGCCGAAGAATTCCTTGAAACGCCGGTAATGAGCCTGTGCAGTCTTGACCTCATGGGCTGAGTGGAGGATATTTTCGCCGAGAAGGACGAGGCCGAACAATTCGCGCATCTCAAGGAGAGCATTCTTGCCATTCTGACGAGACAAGGAAAGCCCCGCGATCGGGTGTTTCCATTCGTCGCGCCCATTAGCAGCGAGCCAGTCCTCTAAGACGAGATCCTGCCAAGCATCAGGAGTCAGGCCAAATTGCGAGGCGAAATCCCCCGCGAGTTGCCCGAAGCTTTTAGCCCGACGATCGGCGGCGACGTGCAGGCGCGGAGCTTGAGCGTTGTTTAGCCAATCGTTCTTGGAAGTTGACAACCGCGCTGCCCTCCTCCGTCGATTCCGCTTCTACCTGTGGTTTCTGGACGCCAGCGATATCGGTGATTAGCGCCCTGGCTTCGCGCACGAGCGGTGCGCGCTGGCCCGCGTCGGCGTATTCGATCGAGACGAGGGTCGTTTCGAGGAGGCGAAGGCGCGCTTCTTGGGGATCAAAGGAGGGCTTCGTTTCGTCTGTCTTTTTCTTCTTCGCCAACCCAAAACACCCCCAAAAACCTTGTATTTAAGCCAAAAGGCCGCGAGCGCTAACCTGAGATACCCCGCAGGTGCCCCACGCGATCCCCTACCGTGCGTTCAGGCCCCTCGACCTGTTTTCAAGGTCATGGCCCGAAATACCGGGGGGGTATCCCGCTATCCCTCGTGGGCGCTAGTCCGAGGTGGGGGGAGGGGGTGGCGCCCCCAAAACCGCGGAATTGCAACGTTTCCGACAAGGCCGTTTTCGGCAAAAAGCTCTAAAAAGGCCTCAAATTGACTACCAATCGACGTCAACCGACGATCGTCGCGGCTCGGAAAGCTTCGGCGCGACGTTGGATCCGCGCGATTGGTTGCATCGGCGACAGATCACGCGGCCATTATCGAGCGTATTCTTGCCGCCCCAGCGGACCGGGAGAATATGGTCAGGCTCAGCCGAGTTCGGAAGCCGAGTCCGCTCATAGTCGAGGAGGCAGTGACAGAAAGGGCAGTGCGTGACGCCGTGGTTCTTCGCCTCGGTGAGGACTCGCTTCCGCCAGTGGAAGTATTGAGCTGTGCCCGTACGTGACATGCCTACCCCCTCCCGTCTCCTGCCGGAAGGCTTGGCTTCGATTGCGTGGCTTGCGAGCCCGCGCGTCGGCGGGCTGGAATCGTAGCGTCACCCCCCGGGGTATTTGTGAGACCCCTACCCAAAAAGACCACCCCCCACCTAAGCGGGAGGCCCCGGAGGGTATGAGAAAAGCCTGCCTCGTTTTCTCTCGAGACAGGCTTTCCTACAGCTATAACGCTACGGTATCACACTAACGCGGTGCACCCAGTTTGTCAAGAGCATCAGCCGCTTTACCGAGCATGTCGTTGATACTGTCTGCGAAGTCGATAATCGCGTCGAAGAATGTATCTCCGAGCAGCTTCGGCGACGCCTCCCCTTCCCCGCTGTCTTCCTCTTCGAGGCTGTCGAAATATCCGAAGCCTTCAACGCCGAGGGTCTTGGCGACGACCTGCGCGATCTGCTGAGCCAGAAGCGGAGGCACTGCGTTCCCGACCTGCCGAAACTGCGCAGTCTTGGTCCCCATGAAGACGAAATCATCAGGGAAAGTCTGGAGACGCGCGGCCTCACGAAGCGTCAAGCTCCGGTGCTGCCGAGGATCCGGATGGATGAAATGATGCCCGCTTTTCGCGATGTGAGCAGTCACAGTTGAGGACGGCTTCCCCCATGCCTGCACGTAGTATCGGTCGTTGAAAGCTGGCCTCGAATCCCCATCAACGTCATCAAGGTTTGCGTGCTTCGGCCACAGGCACCGAGGCATTTCCTCGAGCCGAGGCGACCTGCCCTTGACCTGCGCGAAAGCAGCGGCAAACATATATCGCTCCATATCTTCCGTGCGCACTGTCCGAGCCGCGTGCCCCTCAAGGGCCTTCGAGCCATCTAGCTTTCCTCGATACCATCCGGAGAGCTTGCCCTGGCCGCGAACAATCTCATTCGCTTCCGACAAGACCGCATACGGAGCGATCATCGCGTCCCGGACAATCTTTGCGATCGGCTCAGGAGCAAGCTTCTTCCACTCATCAAACCGCGGAAGAGGCACTCCCTGCGGATCGCTCACCACACCATGAAGCTTCGGCATGCCAACCAACGCATCTCGAACAGTCGAAGACGCGCGCTCACGCAAGACCCCCGGAAGCAAACCACGACCACGCCTGACAGCAAGAAGAATCACACGGTGCCGCGCCTGCGGTACCCCAAACTTCTCCGCCTCGACAACCTCACAGCGAGCCTCAGCCCACGCAATCGGGAAACGCTTCTTCAAGCAATCCAGCGCTCGCGGGTCGCGATCGCGTAAAAACTGCTCATACTCCCACGGCAGGCCCGGTTCCTTGTCTGCGATTCGGCTGAGGAACGCCCGCAGCCGCAAAGTCTCGCAAGCATCCGGGTCTTTTTCAACCGACATGACCGGCTGAAACACCGGCAGGCCATCGGCGTCGACCAAAGACGCAAAGCCCTCAGTCAAGCCGCCAGCGCCTGCGAAAAGATCGACCACTGGAATCATGATGCATCTCCTCCCTCAAGGACCTTGCTCACAAGAGCGAAAGCCTCGCTCACTTGTACAGACGCGCCGCGTAAACGCAGCGACACGCGCTCCGGGCAAAGGTGCGCATACTCCCACGGAATCAATTTCTTAGCGTTCTCCAGAGCGTCCAAAGCCTCGCGCAAAGACTCGCGAAGCTCAGCCCACGACTGAAACTCCATCTCAACAATTCCTCTCAAAATAAGCTTCAACAACAGATCGCGGAGTAAAAAGGCCCTTACCCGTCGATGTCTCCGCGCTCGCGGCAAGATGGCCTCGCTTGACCCACGATCGAACGGTCTCGATTTTTATGAAGACTCCGTACAATCGGCAGGCGAGGACTGCCTCGCCGAGAGAGACAGGGACGTCGTATAGAGCTTCGAGGCATCGATCCCGACCCTCGCTTGTGTCGACCTGTGTCCCGCAGGATGGGCATCGGCTCGAGAGCTTCGCGGTCGGGACGGAGTAGAAGAGCAGGCATGCACCGCATCGGATCATGATCTTCTCTGTCGGTGAGGGCTTCGAGATCAAGTACTCGAGACGGTCGAGGACGTAGATGATCTCGTCGATACAGGCCGGAGCGTCGTTCCAGCGTGCGAACTTTCCTTCTTGGCAGGAGAAGATCCGAGCGATGAAAGTCCAGTCCCCTGCGATGAAGATTCGAGGAGTCTCTCCCGATAGGTGCGTGATCCACTCGGTTGCCCATGTATTGACCGCGTCGATCATCTCTGCCGCTTCGTCAAGAAGCGCGAGATTAATCGGCGCTTTGGGCATACACGCTTGTGTACATCCGCCTTCTCCTCGAGCTGCTGCGATCGCGTAATCGACGTCAGCCATGAGAGAGGGAAGAATCTTGATGTAGGTATGGAATTTCCGGATTGCGCCCCTGCTAACCGACTGCCCTGGCTGCAGAGGCTCTCCTGTAATTGGGCAATAATCACCCATGAGGTCACTTCCTCTTACGTCTGCGTCTTGTCTTGCCCTGTGGGGAAGGCTGCTGGGCCTCCCCTGCCCGGCCTCTACCTGACCCGGCCTCTACCTGACCCGGCCTCTGCCCGGTCTCTACCCGGTTCCTACCCGACCCGACCCGACCCGACCCGAGAGAATTCGCTTTGATACCCCTCGTGCGAGGACTGGAGTTCGGACTTAGTTCGGACTCGGTTCGGACTCGGTTCGGACTCCCCGCCGGTGGCGGCAGAATCTCCCTGTCTTCGCTTGAGGGATCCGCGGACGCGAGATGATCGATCTCGCCGGGATCAACCTCCACGACTGAGGGAGCGCTGCACTGCGCGGCGCGGGGATCCGCGGACGCGAGATGATCAGTCTCGCCGGGATCAACCTTGTGCCTCGCGTGTGCGCGCTCAGTGCCTTCCGGATCAACGCCTGTAGCTTGTCCCGGGACGACGCAGGTCTTCTGCGCGTCTGAGGAGATGGGCTTGGGCGGTTCCGAGGAAGGCTGGACCTCAAATCCGTTGCGGGAAAGGAATTCTGCCGACCACTGACTGTAATAAGGAGTAGCCGGCACATCGCGGAGAGGATGGGCCTCGTCGAATTCGGCTCGCGCGTCCTGCCTCGAGCTATTGCACTGATGGCAGGCCACGACGAGCTTATCAACGGTCGCCAATCCGACTGACGTCGGGTCGACATGATCGAGAGTGCCTGAGCTGAATCCGATCGGGCCTGTCCAACGAACTGGGACCCCGCAATAGCGGCAGATGTCTCCGTCGCGGTAGATCACAGCGCTCTTGAGCTTCGGATCTCGATTCTCACGACTGCGATTGCGACGAGCTTCGACCTCGGCTTTAGACAGAAGGTGAATGAATTCCTCGGATGTGAAGAGCTTGATCTTCCGCTGTCCGCCGACCTCGACCCATTCGAGCAGACCGAGAGCCTCACAGACACGCAGGAGAAGATCGGCGCGGTCGGGAGACGCGAGGCTGTAGGCCACGCCCCTACCGACGATTCCATCTGTCAACTGCTTCGCAGAGTACGTCGCGAGACCCATGAGGAAGCCAAAGATCTCAAGGCGATTAGTCTGCGACGCTTCCTCAACGTCATACACGTCGATTAGACGCGGATGAGACATCGCGTCGTCACTGACTCGTACCCATGACATCTGGCTTCCTCCTCTCTTTTCTGGGTCTTTCTGCTAGTCGCTGCATCTGCATTCGCCTGTGATCGGATTGATCACGCCCCCGCAAGACTCACAAATCTTGGGAGCGCGCGGATCACGCTTGACTTCCACTTGCCTCACCTCCGTCCCCCGTTCAGTAGGTACATGCGCCCTGGCACGAGCTTTGCTTTGGGCACAGGCCCGAGACGCTTCTCGAGCGCGTCTTGGAAGCACCGGGGATGCCTGACGATTCCCGCGCCGACTTTTTCACCGCACTCCGGGCAGACGCGATCAGTCTTCCTAGTCATCGGTGCCTGCCTCGGTGATGATCAGCTCGATCGCGTGAGCGCCGACAGGTAGATCTCGATCGATGCCTGCCCAGCGGTGATCAGGCCCGATGACGTGCGTGTGATCGTCATCGACGAGCACGCCAGCATCGCGCAGACCGTCGACCATCGCTTTTGTCGTGTCGGCGGCATTATTCGGGTCGAAGCGACCCGCCCGGGGGGCGGGGAGCCTCGCCCCGCTCCCCGCCCCCCCCCCC